TTGTCCAAGCGCATCAAGGTAAATGGAGAGTGGAGCGCTTTCTCTACACCTGCATTGTGGGCCAAATACTCTTTCGACGGAACCGACGGAAGGCCGGGCGTGGACGGAACAGACTATGAATGGATATTTACCCGCACGACTTCGGAAACAGCACCCGCTACGCCGGCATCTCAAGATGAAGACGACTATTTGCCAGATGGCTGGACTGACGATGCCGAAGGGCCGGACAATACTCATCCTTTCGAATGGACTTGCAAGCGCTCGAAAGTCAACGGGCACTGGGGTGATTTCTCAACGCCCTCACTATGGGCAAAATACTCCTTCAACGGAGAAGACGGCATAGATGGTGAAGGCGTAGAGTACATTTTCACCCGTACCAAAACCGACGATCCCAGCGATATCCCGGATGTTCCCCGCGTCGCAGAATACGACAACCCGCCTGCGCCGTGGACGGATGATCCTATGGGCGTAGACGACATTTACCAATATGAATGGGTGTCCAAGCGCATCAAGGTAAATGGAGAGTGGAGCGCTTTCTCTACACCTGCATTGTGGGCCAAATACTCTTTCGACGGAACCGACGGAAGGCCGGGTGATTGGACATCATATGTATTCAAGAAGAGCATTGATAAACCCGGCACCCCTATTTCTACAAAGCCAATTCCTGATGGCTGGGAAGACGCTCCTTCCGGAGACGGCATTTGGTGGATGTCGAAAGCTACAATAAACGGGAGCACGGGACAGGCAAGCGCCCTGACATGGTCCGATCCGATTAAAGTTACAGGCGAAGATGGCCAGCCCGGACCATATACCGACTTCAAATACGCATCGAGCAGTGACGATAGCATAGGCCCAGATATTGAATCAAACGTAAGAGAGCCGGACGGCTGGTATGACAATCCTCCGGCGCTTTCGTCCGGGGAATATCTATGGATGACCAAAGCGCAAGTAGATGCAAATGACGAGCTTGTGGAACCGTGGTCCGACCCGGTACGCATAAGCGGAGAACAAGGCAAGCCGGGGGACAAAGGAGACCCCGGATATCAGGGTTGCATTATCCGCCTAACGGAATGGGTTTCGGGTGTAGAATATCGCAACGACGCTGATTTAGAATCAGACAGCCTGCGCTACATAGACATAGTGACTGTATATGAGAATAATCGACAACTGAAATTCCAATGCCGTCAGACTCATACTTCATCGAACTCCAATAAACCATCCGGGGGAACCACATCGACATATTGGCAACAGCTCAACGACATGGTGCCCATATATACGCCTCTACTGTTTGCCGAGAACGCCGTTATCAACTTCCTGCAAGGTATGGAGTTCGTAGTCCACAACTCCAAAACGGATATTTCCGAAAATACCATCATCGCAGGACTCGTAGGCGGCGATATCCCTCTGTTTGTCGGTAGCAACACACCGGACAACGCGCCTTTCCGAGTCGCTAAGGACGGTTCGTTTACAGCAACGAAGGCGAATATAACGGGTACAATAGAAGCTAAAGAAGGAAAAATAGGCGGATTTACTTTAAGAAGTCCCTCCAATCCTCTTATAGATGCGACATTAGAATGTCATACCTTTGATGAGTCTCAACGCAATATTATCAATGGACAGTCGGGAGATTTCACCCAAAGACATACGTATGTATTACAATCCGGATTTATAACATCAAGAGGCTCTATTAATGGATCTATTGATGATAGAGTAGTTATGTCTCCAACAACGGAATACGGGGGCTGGCCACTTAGTAAAAACGGATCATACAATATTTCTGCATCAATATATGCCCAATCAACATCTTTATCAAGACCTTCATGGAGTAGCAATATAGCTTTAATGCTTGGAGCTGGTCCTATGCCATCAAGCGTTCCCCAATTGAATGATGGGAATTATGCCCTTTGTATGCCGATGGGAATAACTGCAGGCCTTAGACTGTATAATCGCAAAATATCTTCAGATGTAACCCTTGACTATATGGATTGTTTTGTGACAGTGGATAGCGATGGCGGGAAGCGCACTATCACACTCCCTTACAATCCACAAGACGGTCAACTTTATTATATCCGAAACATAGGAACCAAAGGCGTACAACTGAACGGAAACGGGAAGCGGATTGCGATACATACTCAAGGAGCATGGGTTAACTCAGACTCATGGACTGACCGAGAATCCCGTAATCTGATCTACTGCGCGAGTATAGGATGCTGGGTGATGTTCAAATAGAGGGATAGAAGTAGACGGCATAATGCAATTTTAACGACCAAAATTATGAGGAAGATTAACTTAAAACGGCTTGAGATTTTTGCAGATATGCAAAAGAAAATATGCACTGTTCACGATGTGCGCGAGCAGCTTGCAAATCTCATATATGCAAATGCCTATGGTTTTGTCGGCCATGTACTCGCTCATAAAGTATATGAATCGGAAGGTGAAATAGAACTTACCGAGGCAGAAGCTCACGAATTGGGGCGTCTTGTCGCAACATTAGGATCTGCACCTCTTATTGATGCTGTATTGAGCAAACTTAACCTGAAGATCGAGGACGTAATATCTCCCGCGGACTACAAATAAAAAAAACAGCAAGTGAAGCGTATTCGTATAGGTAAAGACATCAAAATCCATTGGCCGATATTGACCAATGGCGAGCAAGTCACACTTGAAGGCCGCGATCTGCATTTGGTCCTTCATCTTCCCTCCTGCATGGAAACCCCTTTGCATTTCGAGCCTCAGGGGAACATTGCCGTATTCACTATTTCAGGCAATATGCAAAAGCAGCTGGGCGCATACCGGCTTACCATGTGGGAAAATAAAGATAAGAGCGGACAAACAGCCGTCGATTATTGCGATGCGTTTGAGTTGGTGCCTACTACATGTATGGAGGGCGGCAACGACAACAATCTGACCACGGAAACTGTCAATCTGGATTCTTCGGACTTGATCGTAGGCCTCCCCGGACCAAGTGCCTATGATCTTTACAAGAAGCACAATCCCGATGCAGAAATATCCGAGGAAGAGTATGCAAATGCTCCCATAGATGCCGCCGATGCCGCCAATGAAGCCGCAAAAGCTGCCAATGAAGCCGTAGATAAGATCGGGGATATTAATGAAGCCCTTGCCGGCAAGGTAGACAAAGAAGAAGGGAAAGGTCTGTCCTCAAACGACTATACGGACGACGATAAGGAGAAGCTGGACGGACTTTCGAATTACGACGACACGGAAGTACGAGCGCAATTATCTGAAAAGGCGTCGAAAGAGGAAGTAGCCGACGCAGCTAAAAAAACACTTTCCGATGCCAACTCCCACACGGATGAACGCATAGAAGAGACAAAATCAGAGATTGCAACAGGACTTCTTGAGTTCGGGCAAGAAGTGGGAAAGGCAATATCCGACGGCGACGCGACTACTCTTCAATCAGCACAAAAATACACGGATGATGCCATTGACGCCATCCCCACACCAGATGTCAGCGGGCAGATAGAGCAGCATAACACCTCGCCTACCGCCCATCCCGATATCAGGGAGATTCTGAACACCTGCGTCGGTCTTCCGGAGTTCAACAGCAAAACCTACGAGCTTACCTTCACAACGATTGCGGGCGCTAAATTGATCGTTGACCTTCCCATTGAGCAGATGGGACTTGAGTATAACGAAGAAACAAGAGCCATTGAGTTCATAAATGCCGATGGATCTATTTCGTCGATCCCCGTTTCGGACTTCGTGAAAGTATACGTCGGGTCCATTGGTCCGGAAATACAGATTGCTGTAGAGGGTTCCGAGATTCGGGCTACGCTCCTCAATAATACCGTATCGTGGGATAAACTTACGCTGACCTTGCAGGAAGTAATTGAAGGGAAAGCCGACCGCACGGAGATTCCTACGAAAGTATCCGAACTGGAGAATGACTCCGAGTTCGTTACTGCCAAAGAAATTGATCCAGAGTTGAGAAAAACCTCATTTGAGGTAGTAGCCCATTCGGACTGCACGCTGGAGGAGCGCGTCGCGCAGCTCGAATCGCTGCTTGTAAGGATGCTTTCGGGCGATGTCCTAATCCCGGAACTGCAGGTCAAGAAATTGGGCATCTGGGGCGGCAACAACATCGTCGTCACGGGCGAGGGTGCGCCGACGAAAGCCCCCGACCGCGCAGGGCAGTTCTATGTCGATACGAAGAACAACGCGGTCTACCACTCCGTGGGTAACGGCGCGGTGTCGGACTGGAAGAACGCTTAAACTACATACAACATGTCACAAGTCAACAAATACGCCAACAAGGCGGGTTACACGGCCGACAAGAATCGCAAGGACACACAGTCGGCGGTATCCTACATCGAGGACGACGGGGCGCTCATCTACGACGGCGTGAACGTCGTAGTGGACAAGCCGGCCGCCGGGGTTGGTGACCTTGCGGTCTTCGACAAGACCACGGGAACTATCCGCTTCGTCAAGGGTGCGACGCTTGTTGCAGAGCAGCTGCCGCCGCAGCTTGTCCCGGTGGCCGTGGTCTATGCCCGGCAGGGCGAGCGGGTGCTGATCGTATCGCTCGAAAATGCAACGGTCGGCAGCCAGCGATGGGCATACTCTTATGAGGTTGCATTGTCGGGTTTCGATCTCGCTGCGGGCGGCACAATCGTGTTGAAGCTCGGTTCCGACCCTGCCGCCGCAGAGGTGTCGATAGCGTATACCGCAGGCGCAACGCTCGCGGATGTTGCATCGGCTATCAACGCGAAACTCAAAGGTGGGACACCCAATTACTCCTCGGCGGATTATGGGGGATGGGCGGCGACTGCGGCGGACAATTTCGTCGTGATGGGTTCGAACACGTATAACGCCTCCCGTGCGGCGATTGCCGTTGTTGGCGGTTGTCAGATCGCAAGGACACCGGAAGACATTAACTACCAAACAACGTTGACGGGGGTGTTGATCGAGGGGTCAACCGAATATGTCCGCCGCAACAACGGCGTTGATTCGTCGTTTGCGGACTGTAATCCCGAAAAATTCCTGCAATACTATTCGGCCAACGGAACCAATACCACAGGAATCAAACCCGGAAGTAGCACCATAATTCGGGAAAGCGCTTTTACGGAAGAGGCCAACCCGGAACTGGTCGCCGCCTATCCGACCTACCGGGATTATCTGTTCGGAGAATGTTTGCTGCAATATCCCGCAGCCTACGGCGCGCTGCTTCGTGATGGCAAGGCCAACACGCACCTGATCGGCGGTCTGCGGTTCGTCGACATCCACGGCGAAAGCGTTCCCCGTTATCCGGCCGCTGCGGCCGCTCTCGACTACGGCGTCACGGTCGAGGGCGCAACTACCGGACTGGAAGCGGGCGCATGGTGGCTGCCGTCCGTCGATGAAGTCTACCTGCTCATGCACGACCGCGTGCTAACGTCCGCCGACCGGGAAAGCGACCCTGTAAACCGCACGCTGTCGCGCCTCGGTAAGACGACCTGCTACGGATCGGGTTATTATCCGTGGACATCGTGCGAGTACAATTCCGGCAACGCGTTCATCTACAACGGCTACGCGGGCTACGTGGGCAACAGCAACAAGTATAACGCGCTCGCCGTGCGTACGGTCAGTGCTTTATAACCACCTGAATCATGGAAACACAACAGCAAATCAACATCCTCGAATCGCGCCAGCTGGAGCTGCGGGCGATCATGACCCAGTCCGACGACCGGGCGATCAAATGTTTCAAGAAAGGTATCTCTTTCGAGCATACCTACCCGGAAGACTATGCGCAGTACGAAGCCGCCAACGCGGAATACAACAAGAACGAACAGACGCTTGCCCGGCTTAAAGCCAAGCGGGCCGAAGAGCTGGCCGCGGAAGAAGAACAGAGACTTAAAAACGGAGAATAAGGCTATTTTATCATGGACAAATTTCGGGAACTCTTTGGTTGTATCTTCGCCTCGATATTCGGCACAATCGCCCCGATACACGACATACTCATCGCCTGCATGCTGGTATTTGCCATTAATTTCGTGGCCGGAGTATCGGCGGGCGTATTTAAGCAACATGAAGGATTCGCCTTCAAAAAGGCTTTCAACTGCATTTTAGAAGGTATGGTTATATCCAGTCTCATCGCCTTTGTACTGATTATCGGAGATAAGATCGATAACCACGAAGGAGCGATGTCAGCAATATCTATCATCGTATATGCTCTTATTTACTTTTACGGAGTCAATACACTGAAGAACCTGACGCGGATTTTCCCAAAGAGCAAGTTGTTCGACTTCCTGTATTATGTCCTGTCCTTCGAGGTTATTAAAAACCTCCCATATCTGGAGAATTATCGAAACCATAAAAATACAAAGCAATGAGCAGAGGATTACGCAATAACAATCCCGGTAATATCAGACTGTCCAAAATCAAATATTTGGGGGAAATTCCATCCACGGATAGCGCCTTCAAACAATTCAAGACAATGGCATGGGGGTACCGCGCCATGTTCGTATTACTCCACACCTACCAGCTGAAGCACGGATGCAATACGCTGCGTGATATGATAGATCGCTACGCACCGCCCATTGAGAATCATACGGATAACTACATTAAAGCCGTATCAGACTCTTCAGGAGTCTGGCCCGACGTAAAGATTACAACAACCAATAAGGATATCATGGTCCCGGTGGTAGCCGCAATGTCGCGCGTAGAAAATGGAGTCGCTGCTGTTATAGACGATGTCAATAAAGGTTGGGAACTATTTCAACAACACAAGCCATGAAGTGTGTTATCGTAACATTCGCTTGTATACTGGCAGGATGCTGTCCATGCAAGCATTTAGCAACAAACACAAAGGATAGCATCAGCATCGAAACACACATCCATAAAATATACTTCAAGGATACGCTTCGATTTCAGATACCTCCATACAGCAAGCGCCAAGTAGTCAGAGATACTTCGAGTCATCTGGAGACGCCATTAGCTGTTTCGGACGCATGGATAAACAACGACGGTTCGCTGGGCCACTCGCTGGAGAATAAGCCGCAGGATATTCCGGTGCCGTTTGAAAAAGAAGTGATTTATCGGGACAGCATTGTCTATAAAGACAGGACCGATACAAAAATTGTCGAAGTGGAACGCCGACTGACATGGTGGCAGCAGACAAAGATGCGCGGCTTTTGGGTCCTCCTTGGCGTCGTTGTATTCGTATTCCGTAAAAATATATTGACGATGGCGCGCCGGTTCATATGATGTAGAGCCTTGAGGGACGGGCATAAAAAAGTCCCCGACATTATAGCATACACCCCTGTATACATAAGTGTTTCCACCCCAATGCCGAGGACTATTCCTTCGTTTGGGGTGGAACTTTTTATACAGGGGTATAACAAATATACAATAATTATCGGGGAAACGTATGCGTAAATCAGAGCTTTTTGCAGAAATACTCGAATGCGTTGCATTTGAGACCGAAATAACCAAAGAACAAATCCTTTCGAAGGATAAATATCAAGATGTGGTTGATGCCCGCTATATGTTGGTGCACTTCTGCCATGAGAAAGGGATGTATATTACAGACATAGCGCGCATGATGCGCTTCTCTCGTCGAGCCGTCGAAAAAATGATCTCGAAATTCGACGAGCGGAAGCGGTACAGTCATCCCATATTCGAAATTCAGTGCGAACTAATTGCGAAAAGACTGCCTACGATCTCCGTCCCATCTAATTGATATGCCTGCCGCCTTCGGCCACCTTTGCATTGTTGCAACAGGTGAACGCCCGGCCTTAACGGGGGCGGCAATCATTCAATAATCTTTTAAAATGGGTTCGGATAAAACTTATATTTTCGATGGAGGCGGCACGGGTGGCGGCCTTGACATCGCAGCTCTCGTCTCGTCCATGATGAGCAACAAGGGCATGGACCCCAACCTCGTAGCGGCACTCATGAACGGTAACAACAACCGCGGTTCGTGGGGCGGCGACGGGTGCTGGTGGATCTGGATCATCCTGCTCTTCTTCTGCTGGGGCGGTAACGGCTTCGGATTCGGAGGCAACGGCGCGAACGGTCTGCCTGCGCAGCTCAACGGTGACGCCGGACGTGAACTTCTCATGAACGCAATTCAAGGAAACGGCACGGCGATCACTCAGCTGGCATCGTCGCTCAACTGCTCGACGCAGCAGATTCAGTCTACGCTGTGCAACATCCAAAGCACGCTGGGGATGTCGAGCCAGCAAATCATCAATGCCGTGCAGTCTATGGGTTGTCAGATCGGCAATCAAATCGCCGCGTGTTGCTGTGATATGAAGCAGGCCATTAATGGCGTCAATGTGGGCATGGAGCGCGGATTCAGTAGCGTTGCCTATGAAACACAACGTCAGACCTGTGATTTACAAAACACAATTCGCGAAACTTCTCAAAGCGGGACTACAGCGATAATTTCCAAACTGGATCAAATGCAGGCAGCTGCATTGCAGGATAAAATTGATGCCCTGCGCGAGAAGAACAGCACTCTGACTACGCAGCTCAACCTCGAACACCAAAACGCCTACATGGCCGGTGTTGTAGGACAGGCTGTAGCCCCCGTGAACGCCGCTGTAGCGGCTTTGCAGAATGACGTGAATAACATCAAGTGCAAGCTGCCCGAAACGGCTACTGTGCCCTATTCGCCTATTGTCGGTGTGCCTACGTGTATTGCCGCACAATATGGTCTCGGATATGGTGCAGGGTTTGGCTTTGGGGGGAACGGCGGATTTTGGGGATAATGCTATTATTCGCCGATAGGTGAAATGTTCTTTGACTTACTGATAAGGGGCTTCCCAATCCGAAAGCCAGCGCCAATGAAATCCTTTCAATGTGCGAGTTGGCTTTCGAATACATTCATATATTCCTCCGATGTGAAATCCGTGTAACTGATGGGCTTCGGATGCTGTTTTATATTTTGCAACCAATATTCCATTTTTAATTTGAACAATTGGCTTTCTGTTTCTCTTGTTGGGTATTCTTCGTGCTTTTGCTGCACACTCTCTTGTGACAGGGTTAAGCATGTTCATTGAACGAGTGCACCAACGAAGATTATGTGCCACATTGTTCGTGCGGTTCCCATCTATATGGTCTACATATGCATAGTTATTAGGATTGGGGATGAACGCTTTAGCAACAAGCCTATGGACTAATTCAGTCTTATCGACTCCGTGTAGGGATGTAAGTCTAACTCTCAAATATCCTCCCCTATTTGGGCGAGGAGTTAATATGCGAGGTTTAGTCATCCAACTATTGTTATTACCTCCGCTCACGCGATGGGATAGCGATGAAACTCTACCGTAATCAGATACCGCGAAATAGCCGAGCGTACCATCAATAATACGCCATTCTTCTCCTTCGAGAGCAATTCTCTCTATAAATTCCCGATTTGTCATTGCCAAACAATTTAGTGGTGCCAAACGAGAAAAAGAGGGAAGGACGTTTGGCAAGCCCTTATCAGTTGGTCATGACTCCAACCTATCCCGATGTAAAATTAGTTATAATAACTTAAATTACAAAAATATGGCAGTATTCCCATTTCAGTATGTTAACCGCAGGGGCATACCGGTACTAAAAACTACGGGCGTGACAGTGGAGACCACGGGTGTTGTGTTTTCCTTTCCCAACCACGCATTTGCAAATTCGTGGTACCGAGGACTCGTGCTGGTTGAGTTGGTACAGGAAGTCCCTGCCGGCACAACGGGAACGCTTCCCGTGCTGTTTGAAACCAACGGGCAAAATAAGAATCTGACGACGTACAACGGAGCAAATGTCACAGTATCGGATATTCCGGGTTCAGGGGTATACCAGATATGGTATGACAAGCAGACCGATACTTTGCAATTGATGACCGGTGCCGTCTGAATTAAAAAAACAATTAACAGAAAGAACGGGAGAAGGTAACTCCTTCTCCCTGACTTTCACAAATCATTAACCAAGATGTTTCAGAACTTGAAAAAAGGCTCCTTAGTCTACGTCTTCGACAATCGCGAGCAGCCAAAGTTTTATACAGCGAATGTAAAAGATGTGTCGGCCCCGTACATTCCGCCCCAGAAACCGGGGCAGTTCTCGCCGATGCAGCAGTTCATCAATATCTCGATAGAGGGCAACGAGCCGTGGGGCGTCCCCATGCTGGCGGACATCGTTTCGAAAGACGGACTCACCGTAGCGACAACACGCGACGGGCTGAAGCCTACAATTATGGAGGCGCAGCAGATGAGCCGAGACATCGTAGAATCCTACGAAAAGCACAAAGCCAATCTGGAGATTTACGACTCGATCCTGATGCAGCTCGACCCCGAAGCTGCGCGCACGAAAGAACTTGAGTCCGAAAATCGGGAATTACGCAGGATGATAGCTGATATGAACGAGCGCATAAGCAAAATACCGACGGCGGAAGAACTGAGGAGCCTTGTCAAGACTGAAGCACCTGCAAAAACTAAGTAACTATGGGTTGGAGAATCATAGGTGAAGGCCGAGGCGGATATGACGGCCACGAAGAGGAGATGGAGCGGGAGCTTCAGCGCGCTTACGAGGAAGGCTTCGAGGAAGGCCGGCGTGAAGGCCGCGGGGGCTACGGTGAGCGCGGAGGTTACGGCGAACGCCGGGACTATGGCGGGGACATGGATGGCTACGACGGTGACGGATACGGCGAGCGCCGTGGCGTCAAGGGTACGGGTCGATACTCGCGTTATCGCAGGCGTTAAACCGGCGGGAGGGGGCCGCAGGCTCCCTCCTTTTTAATTCAGACTGATATGAACAGATTAGATACATATGATAACTTTCCGGCAGGATTCCGGGAGTATCTCGCAAATTACGGATGGCACTTTTCAAAGAAGATGTGCGAATTCGCCGTATCCCATATGCGGGATCGAAACGGCAAGAAGATCGAACCCTACACCAAAGAGAAGGTCGATGCGCTGTTGAAGCAGTACGGCATCGAACTCAAGAAAGACAAGGGATACGACTGCGTATACGTATGCAACATGGCAATTTCTGATTATTTCGGATCGTCGATCCCCAATCAGCAGTACCTCGCCATGTTCATCAAAGACTTCATCGACGATGAAGACGCATACGACGGTATGCCTTTCACTCGCTACTACGCCGACACTATTGGTTCCGGAACTCCCATACCTTGGGAAGAAATGATGTAAGTCATGGAAGATATGCCGCAGCTAAGCGAATTCACAAACGAAAAAGGTGAAATCGATGAAAAATATCGCAGCGCTCGTCCGTAACCTTCCGGGCGACAAGTATCAGGAGTTGGCGACAGCCGTAAACGACGTGCTGGACAACAAACGCTTCAACCGCAAGCAACGGAGACAACTGGCGCGCAACTGGCGCAAATACGGAGAACGGAAAGGCGAACAATGAAAATAAGGGATTTGAATATAGATGCCTACGACTGGAATGTGAGGGTGTATTTCGCCGTCACATGCTATCATACAGACTCTATAATCAAGTCCCTTAACGACATACAATGTCCAGCTGAATTAATGGATCATATCCGCGACAATCTGCTGAAGTGCGATATGGACACCGGTTTCACCTATTCCAACAAAAAGCTCAGGCGCACGGTGATGATCGTGGGGCTGGCGTCATCGCCAGCCGAGTTCCTGAACTCTTTTGAACACGAACTGAGACATCTGGTCGATGATATTGCTTCGACGCATAGTATGGATATGGCCGGCGAAGAGGTTGCATATCTGACCGGCGACATAAATACCGCTCTATGGTCGGATATACACCGATTCACCTGCTGCAAATGTGATAAACATGGAAGATGACAACATGAAATACTGGCTGGCGATGCTTGAAGTAAGCGAATGTTCGGCGCCCTTATTCGCCGCAGTCATATGCAAGTTGATGGATACGATTTAACTATTCAAGAAGTTTTACAAGATCGGTCTTCATCTCTTCGTCTATGTCCCTATAGCGGGCAAATGCCTTACTGCCTTCAGTATGCCCAGATAGGGACCCTACAAGGTTCGGGTCCTTGACTTTCTTATACAGGTTGCCGATAAAAGTTCGGCGAGCCATATGAGAGGAGGCTACTTGATAAAGCGGCTTCTGTTCGGGTTCACGAGTAATCGGATTGAGCACATTTACCATCCGTTTAAGGCCCGCAGCAAGAAAGCATTTTTTAATCGCTTCATTATATTTCTGCTCTGAAATAAACGGCAACAACATCTCATGCTCGGATGATTCATATTTTTTTATGATATCCTGAGCAATATTGTTCAGAGGTACACGCACCGTTACCGGATGCCCTTCTTTGGTTTTACGCGGAATATACTCCACAGCGCCCTTTACTACATTATTGCGCTTCAGTCCAAGCAAATCCCCTACCCTACATCCAATCAAGCACTGAAATATAAATATATCTCGCTGGACAGCCAGCTTATGATGACGGGATAGATTTGTATTATACAGCTTGTTCCGTTCGGCAATTGTAATGTAAATAGGCGTTCCATAGACAGCCTGCTTTATCTCTTTCTTACGGAAGGGATTGGAGGGTATAAGATCATTATTTGCGGCCCAATTTAAAAAGGCGCGCAACAAGATCATTTTGCTGGCAACAGTATTATGCCCGCGCTGCTGCGGCATTCTTGAATCCGGAACCAACGTATATATATGGGGATAATCCTCGCATATCTCGTATTCTCTGCGATAAAAGTCCTCAAAGTCATCCAGCATTTCAGGAGTGAACGTTAATAGGGAGAGTGTGAAATTTCGATCAGAAATCCTCTTATATAATTCGTAACGCTTAAGTACTCGTATAAGCACGTTAAATGCCATTATGCGACGCTCGGAAAAGTTCTTTTTCGAGATATAGCTTTCGAAACAAGCCCATATATCCTTATCCTGCGACATACCCACCGAGTAGGGTGTAATAACATCACGGAGCCAACTCACAGGCAACCCCATCTTCCCCGCCCCGCCATCGATAAAAGACTGCATGACAAAAGAGGTTAATGCCGATAATTTAGCATGGGCCTCATTTGCTTGTTCGACAATATCCTGCCGGGCTGGCGACATCATCCTATAGCGGGGAATCAAGATTGATTGCGTCTTCTCGTTCCAATATTCAGGCAGAACATATATGCCGGTCTTGGCACGTTGGTTGAAACGTCCATGAGTAAACCGAATCAGCACCTCGTGTAAACCGCATGAATTTTCCTTAGCCGAGAGGGAGTAGTAGATTGTCGCCATAATTAGTTACATTTGCACAAATGCAAATATAACTAACCATATATAACTTCAAGAATTTTTGGCGACTTTTTGGCGACTTAGGTTTTATCTGATGATATTTCGGTCGTTTCATGCCATCAACAAAAACGCCATTCTATAGTATTGAGAGCAGATTTTGTTACTCTATGTTATCTCGATGATTTCATAAGATAACATTTCCTTTAGTCCCGTCGGGACTACAACTTAAAATAAGCAATCATCTGATTTATAGATGGTTGCTATTTTTATTGTTGATATTTTCGGCGTGTTTTTGGCGATATAATACCCGTTTAACATTTACTTACCCAAACTTCGTGATCGGCCTTGTGCTTTGATTGCGTCCACTTCATTACGCAAATATAGCACTTTTCGTCCTATTCTTATCGGATTTAGACACTTTTCTTTCTCCCACCTATGTAATGTCGGATAGGATACCCTCAAAATTCCAGAAGTCTCCTCGCGGGTGTAATATTCCATCTTATCCCCCATAGCAGCCTTGACAGCACTAAAGGTTTTTTCGGCTATACTATTACCTGTTTCCTGAATGAGTGCATTCGCAAAGGTACGCAAATCAGATGCACGAACCAAGAACATCGCATCCGCTTGCCGATCTTGCATGACTTGCATAAGTATACTATCCATATCCTATTAAATAAAAGGCAGCTTCTGCTGCCATCCGTCGATATATTTTCTGATTACCTTTTTTATCCCACGCCATAATATCGGCTGAGATTTATGACACTTGAAGCGATAAGAAAATGAGTGATTAAAATGGACCCCAAATTCTTTATCTTTGACGATAATTGATTCTAACAACTCGATCCTGCTGAAATCTATATTAACCTCCGATTCATCGCGTGCCCCACCTTTTCTTTTTTTCTTGATCCCCATTGCACATCCCGAATTTAATCACTACCTTTATCCTGCGTGTAGGGGTGATCTTTCGGGATTGCCTCTTTTTTATTTCTTCTCCAGCTCTGCCAGGAGAGCGTCGGCAAGGGTAATCGTAGAACGAGCAATTGCTACATCAGCCGGCATGTCCTTGTATTCGTCTTTAACCTTCGCACCAGTAGTAATAGCAGCATGGAATACGACCGGCATTATTTGCCCGGCATACACCCGCCGCCAGTACTCCCGGTCAACTGGTAAGGATTCCTTACAAGTTGGGTTATCAACTGTCAACTTTTCTTTGACAGTTAGTCTGTACTCTCCCCGCGCCAGCTTCTCGGCGTAGTCGTCGTCACGCATCATAAGATCATCTGCGCAAGTCTTATTATGTATTATTTTTCCTGCTTGGCTATAATACTGCACCCGTTCCTCATAACCCGCATTCACTAAGGCTACCATCCTGCAATCACTATCTCCCCGGCGGTCATAGCATATAATTCTTGCCTCCAGCCCACTTCTTGTGCGCACCGGCGCCCCTGCTTTGGCAGCTTCAAGATCAAAAGTTCTCATAATCATTTCAGTTTTTCGAGATTTTGCCAGAAATCTCGCTATTTCAGTAATTCATAAAGTGTTTTATCCTTTGCTATCGTCCCGATTTTCACCCGTTCCGCCTCTTCTTTGGTGTCGAACTTTAGCACCATTTTTTCGCGTATTGGACATCCATTGTCCCGCCAGATTACATCGACCATAAGATGCCACTTTCCATTCCAAAATGCGGGTCCCCCGAATATCTCGGCCACGTAAGCATATATTTTACGGGTAACTATTTGACAGATTAAGTTGCTCATTTCACCAACTCAAATTCGCAAACCACGACCCACGGATTCGATGCCCACGTACCCCGGCCGGAAACCTTGTCGATTAGTGCGGCGAAGGCTTCGCGGGGAGTATCAAACCATACCTCCCGCCATCGCTTAGTGTCGAAATAATAATACATCGGACCTCCATTCCTCGCAAATTCCACACGCACACCCTCTTTCAAACACTCGGCATCCGAAATATCCTGCAACCGCTCGCAGTGGATTCCCGTGATGCGGATTTGGTGGGGCATATACTCGGCTTTGACTAACATTTTGTTAAGCCACCCTGCGTGATTTGTTATATCGCTCCCGTCTGCAAACTCATTATACCAAATTCCGTTTTCCCACTTACTCTCATCATAAGTTGAAAAATAGTTTTGCGCCACGGCCACGATCTCGCCGACCTTGTAGCGGGTATACTTCGAGAGCCTGACATCAATAAAATCCCCGTATTCGTTTTCATAAACCAAGGTGTTGCCCCTCGTGTCCCACGTAAGGCCGAAAAATTCATCAGGAATCAGCCGCCTCGTCATAGTCTTTCGGCCCTCGATAACCGCATCCGTCAGTCCGTAGCGGTCGTTAAACATCATCTTCTTCATGGCTATTCTTGTTTTAGGTTGTTCAGTCTGTCGATCTCGGCGGCGATGATAGCACCTGCCTCGGCAAGCAAGTTCACCGCTTCTACATTTTTGGAAAGGCGCGCAGAAAATTCAACCAGATTCTCTGCGCGCGCAACCATGTTGCATGCCCCCTCCAACTTGCCGCGTGATGCAAATATTTTAGCGCGCTCCTCCGCAATCAGTTCGATTCCTGTTTTCATTTTTTCTTTTTTCATGGCTCAATCATTTTCGTCGTTATCATCATCGGGATAGCTCACATCCTCATAGTCCACGCAGAAGTCAATGATGTCCCGTCCCTCGTCAAACATTCCTTCGTCCCGGCACTGCTCGTATTTCCGGCAGTTATAGCAATAACAGTCGTTTATCGGTCTGTTGGTTTTCATCACTCATACGGGTTTGTGGGTAAATCGTGAACGCTGACCGCCAGTTTGGCGTCAATCAGTCCTCGGTAGTCGAATTTGAGGCGATGTAGGAGGTCGTACAGATTATGTGTCGCTGGTATGACGTTCCCTAATACGTCCTCCTGCGGTGAATCATACAGCCTAAACGCCATGCTATCGAAATCCCATCGGAAACACCAGCTATACTCGTGCGAATATACTCTCGTGTTCTCTGGTTGGAACATCCACATGCAAGCGTCAGTACTTCCAATTAATTCCGCCAACTCCATTATCGGCACGAACGGTTTTCCGTTGTTGTACCCTCGATCGGTGATCTTCGCGTACAGATCGGACATCGGCCGAAGGATCGGCTTCCACATATCAGGCATTTCAGGATATTGAAATCCTTTAATACCTACCCATATATCCATACTTCCCGATGGCTTCATGCACACAAGGCGGTGTGGAAGATACCCTATTACGTCGGCAAGTGTAAGTTCTCGTTTCATATGTCTATTGTTATTTGTTCTAAGGTATTGTTGATTGATATTTGATTTTCTTTGGGAGTATCACCGCCAAACCAATATTCGTCCATCCATTCGATTCGAATGTCGTAATCTTCGGCTCCATTTTCTACCGCCCAGTCGTAAAGTTCTTTCGGTGTCATATCTCTGTCTTATTCGTGAATCTCCCGCCAGCCGATAACATCAAACAATTCTGGGTATACTATGGCGTGTGCACCCCATTCCTCCCCGTTGAATCCCCCGACGGATATTATCTCGCCGCTTCCATCTTTCCACCTCCATTTGGTCAACACATCGTGATTCGGTTCGGGCATATTCTCTTTCGGGTCGTTCCAGCGCGTCAGTTTATCGCGCTCGGATTTCCCGAACTGGATAAGCCACCAAAGAATCTTGCCAGTATGGATACAGCCACCCAAATATTTCCCATTACAATCCTCTCTGCCGTTACACTCCACGCAGATGTTGTTTTCGCAAAATTCTTCTGCCCTTTCCTCAATCGTTTTCATTCTCATTCAGTTTTTGGATGAAATTTCTTCGGTGGTACTCGTAATCCGGTTCGAACTCTCCGTCCTCGCCGTTCTCGAACCACATATCGTCGAATGCACTGATCGCTTTCTTCTGCATCCGCTCCTCGGCCTCCTGCTTGGCGAGGTCGGCCGTGTGGGTCATTGCAGTCCGAATCTGCCATTTCGCGTGGTCCGCCAACTCTGCCGTGAGATTATTGATGTACCCGTCGATAAATTCTTTTGCTTTTTCGCGTTTCATGGCTAAATATTGTATTTAGTGTAACGCCCACGTCTTGTGCATGGTGGCGATCAGGTCTATATATCCTTTGTATTCCTCCATCTGCTCGGTGCTATAGCCTTTGGCCTCGCCAATTTTTCGGAAATGCTTCTGCCACTCGGAAATGGTGTAGCGTTTGCATCCTATTTGAATAACATCCTCACCCCAATAGGGTACTGCATGGCGAGATGCGCTGATAAATAGCGATTTCGGAACATCGCACCCGTAGCCCAGCTCACACCAGTCGCCCAGTTCGCACCCGGCGCCCAGCTTGATATTGCGCGCCTCAAATTCGGCGGCTAATTCAGAAAGTTCATTGTACTGAAAGGGTGTCCAGCCTTCGCTTGAAACCCAGAGATAAATTGTTTTCATGGTTGGTTATCTTTGTGCTTAAATTTTAAAACAGTTTATGGATTAAAATACAACCACCATTGACGGGAACGGAGCACTATTTTTTTGGCCCCCGAATTTTAGCCTCCCCTTTATAAATCTAATTTCCCGTGCTTTGTGGTAAATAAATTCGTGAAAATATCGAGTATCTGTACGCGCCGGAATCAACATTACAACTATTGTGTTAATTTTTTGTGCCTCCATGCAGCATTTACGAACCCATGCGTATATATCCCGACCGTATGGCGGATTGCAAAAAACAGTATTCCCGCCCCAATCTTGTCGGAGCCCGTCCTGCTCTTTGGTGTAGAATTTAACACACTTAGCATTATGCGGGGTGGCGCAAGGATCAAGTGTAAAATTAAATTCACTATTGAGTTTATCATAGAAATCCTGTGGTGTAGCCCATAAATCGGTCTTAGATGAAAACATCGTTTCTGTATTCATAAATTAGTTTTTTTTGTGTTTAACTTTCCGATTAGGTATACAGGAGATCCAGCCCCAGAACGGTATGCGCCGTTTCAAGTAGTTCGGATCATCCTCGTGGTTGTATGCCTCTGTCTCGAAGCAGGTGTAGTAGTACGCGCCCGGATAAGGCGGGATAATCACTATCCGTCGATAAACATCCAAACACCCCAAGCAATAAGAATAACATCCACCGCAAGCCGGTATAATGTACGGTTGAACCGCATATCCCGCCGCGCCTCCATTTTTGGTAATGATGTAGTGCTCGTAGGGTTTCCACGTCCGACATATGATCCTCTTTGAATTTGCAGAGGTCGTCGCATCGGTATTGATTCAGAGTGATGATGCAATGTCCGTAGCCGTTTGCATCTTCATTCTTGAAAAAGGCGCATTCGCCGCATTTGCAGGGTCTCGTCATGTTTTATTCGTTTTGTGAGTTATTCATTATCTTCATCTTCAATTTCTCCCGTAGGCTCTCGGATGAATCCGATTTGCCGGATTTCGGGGCCGCTGACATCTTCAAAGATTACGACGGCAATATCTCCGTCAGTCTTGCATCCAACCAGCCGACATCCGGACGGGATGCAGACCTGAATCTCATAGGTGCGTTTCATTCGATTTCTCGTTTTTTAAGAAACACATCCATATCGTTTTGCCGCCTTTGCCGGACGTATGCCCGAATAGGGGCTTTTGTCCGATGATCTCGATGATCCGCGCGGTGGGTATCTGCTGCTCATTCCATTTGAAGATGAGCGTTCCGTTCGGTTTGAGAACACGCATACATTCTTCGAATCCTTGCCGGATGTCATCCTCCCATGAGGGGAGGAGGCGACCGTATTTTTTCGCCAGCCATGACGATTCGCCGAGGTTATTCAGATGCGGAGGATCGAACAGGACGAGATAGAACGAATTGTCGGGGAACGGCATCTTGCGGAAGTCTCCGACGACATCGGGCCTGATCTCCAACCTGCGCCCATCGCAAAGGGTATGCTCCTCGCTGCGGCAGTCCATGAAGACCGTATCGGGATTGTCTTTGTCGAACCAGCACATCCGGCTGCCGCAGCAAGCGTCCAAGATCAGTTTGTCCGTTTTCATATTCATTCGCATAACCCGTAATAACTCATGCAACTGGTCGCCGTGTCGTCATCGAACAAACTGCCCGTGGCGTTCTGCCATTCGACATAGCGCACAACATCGTATATGTTGGGGTACTGGTTGCCGCTGGTGATTGCGTGGACAGGTATTTTATTCGGGCCGAAAAACGATGAATGAAACTCCGTTTCAAGTGCGGCGATCTGTTCGATTCGCTCCGGGGCCTGTCGGGCAATATTGAGGATATCCCGCTGGCTCGCCATCACGCACGGCCAGCAGCCGACACGCTTGTAGCCCATCCGGTAGAGCGGGTTCGGCTCCAATCCTGCGTCGAGGATGTAATCGATCACCTGCTGCGCCGACCAGTCGAACACGGGCCGAAGCAGATCATCGGCGAACTTCTCCCGAAATGCCCGTACCTCCTTGCCCCGATAAGTGTGCTTCTTCGGTTTGCCCGCTTTGTCGTAACCGTAAGGCTCGAAATAGTACTTGAAGTACGTACATTGCGCCTGCATCTTGGCCCGGCTGGCCGATTCTGCTGCCCGGATACCCTGAATCATCAGCATATTGTCGTGAACCTCGTCCAGCACGTAGTCGATGCAGGGCCTCGTCTTCAATTCCTGCGTGCAGAACCGCGCCCGCGTCGAGGGCCAACGCTTTTTCTGCCGGGCAAGATCGACCATCCCGTCGTACTTCTTCGACTTGAGCGTCACCAAATCCAAGTGGAGTTTATCTGCGATCCGGTTGATGTACTCGTAGGTCAGCGGATGCTCCCAGCCCGTATCACAGAATACGGTCGTGAAGTTCTTGGTGATATGCTCGCGTGTCCAAAGAAGCGCCGCAAGGCTGTCTTTCCCGCCCGAAAAGGTTACTATGACTTTCATACTCATTGCTCGTTAAAGTTTAACCGAGGGGAACGGCGTGACGGATCATCTTGCCGCACTTCTAATACTCCACAGCCACCCGGCGGTCAATGAAGAAATGAATTCCCGGTGCGCATTCCTTCCAACGGTCATCGTCAAAATCAGGGACCTCTACGGTAGCGCCGACCGTATACACGAAGTTGTTGCCACGGTTCGAATGAATTGCCTCGATGTCGGCTTTGGTTCCATCGGTATTCTGAATCTCCGCCACATAGGCTTTGTCGCAACGACATTTTTCGCCTCCGGCAGAGCTGCGGCGGGCATCCTCCGGAATTTGTAGCTTCACGATATATCCCGAAGCCTTCTTCCA